TTATCAGTTCGCTGCTACATACAGTATGGATCTNGATACAGCTATGGCTCGTGTCTTTCAATCCAACATGAGCAAGTTAGACGATAACGGTATGCCTATTTATCGAGATGATGGAAAGGTACTCAAGGGACCTAACTATCAGCCACCAAGTCTCGACCACCTCTTCCCTCAATCCAAAACTCATTACGATACAAATGGAAAATAATCAAATCATTGCACGAACAGGGCGCGTCCAGTCATGGATAGATGACCCCACAAGCCGTCTCCCAGTGAGCTGCACTATCTTTAAACCTACTGACTCCATGGAGGGTCCTAATGGCATCGAAGCCTCTTGGAGATTTGTCTCCCATGCTCTCCGCTATGGAGCAGGAGTTGCAATACATCTATCGGGTCTCCGAGCCCGAGGACAAGAAAATGGTAAAGGCTTGGTTGCAAGCGGTCCTGTCAGCTTTGGGAAAATCTACAGCTGCTTAAATGAACAGCTACGCCGTGGCGGTGTCTACAAAAATGGTGCTGTTGTTCTGCACCTTGACATTGACCACGAAGACATCCTGGAATTTATCCAGACTCCACGTCACGAAATCCAATGGGCTAAGCGATGTGTCAACGTCACCCAGGAACTATGGAACTCTGCCTCTCAATTAACTAAAGATGAAATCATCAAAGGCATCAGTCGTGGTGACATCTGGCTAGCAAAGATCAAGCACGATCAAAGCGGCGAGCGTATCTACGCCAACGTGTGCCTCGAAGTCTTCATTAAATCAAGAGCCACTTGTCTCCTAGAGCATGTGAACCTAGGTGCTTGTCGTCCCGAAGATCTACCTATTGCTTTTGCTGCAGGTATGACTGAGCTTATCGAGCTTCACAGTAAGACTGGCGTTGAAAAAACAGGAGAATACCTGTCGCCAGATGAAGACAGGCAGGTTGGTCTTGGCATGCTTGGCTTAGCCAACTTGCTAGCTCTAGAAGGCATCACTTATGAACAGTTTGGTAACGCATTAGATACGCATCTGCACCCCACTTCTTTCAATAACGAAGTGACTCCTAAAGCCATTAAACTTGTAGAAGCACTTCAGCAAGGAATTGATACAGCTGCACAAATTGCAAGAGAATCCAACATGGATCGTGCCTTCGCAATTGCACCAACTGCATCATGCTCTTACCGCTACACAGACAGAGCTGGCTATACTACAGCCCCCGAAATCGCACCGCCGATCGGACGCACAGTAGATAGGGATAGCTCTACATTTGGCGTACAAACTTACGACTACGGCAGTATTGAAACTGCTGAAGATGTTGGTTGGGACGCATACTTCAGTGTTGTAAACGGCATCGTTGAGATGCTAGATAACACTGGACTACTACATGGATACAGTTTCAACTCATGGAGTGACGTCGTTCAATACGACGAAGACTTCATTCAGTCATGGCTGGATTCACCCCAGACGTCTATGTATTACTCACTACAAGTAATGCAAGGGACACAAGCAAAAGATAATGCAATGGCTGCACTTGAAGGCACAGACTTCAACAGCATGTTCGGATTCAACGACGGTGACGACGATGAAGACGGCATTATCAATATTTTTAATGACCCTGCAGCCTGTGTTGGTTGCGCCGAGTAAACCCTATTATTTATACCCATGAAAGCTGAAACTCCTTACATTCATCTTCACGAACGCAAACGTACGTGGACTCCCGTTGCTGTGTCTGCAGGCACCCTGCTACCCGGTGGCGAAGAAGTTATCCAACGTGCACTTGCTTTGCGTTGTCTTGAGATCCCTGTAGGTGACTTCATTAGTGAAGCCATGAAAGGTGATCTTCCTGAAGACAAAGGCTGCAAGGAGCTTCTTTTATCCAACGTCGAAGATGAAATTAAACATGACATTGCTCTCAACTATGCGGCTGAGGCACACAAAGTTCCTCAACAATTTGAAAAAGAAGCTCAACGTATCTGCCAAGCCTGGCTTGAACTGGACCGCCATCCTGTTCTCAAAGCTGTGGTTCTTGAGAGATCAGTCTTCTTCGTCCTACTGCCCATCTTCCGATTCCTGGGAGATACAGGATTGCGTACGACAAGTGCGGATATCTCGAGAGACGAACAGACACACGTCGCCGCCAACTCATTAGTTACTGAAGCCCTTGGTTTGACGTCTGATAAGGCTATCAACAACCTACGTAAAGCAACTATTGCTTGGACACTTCAATCACTACAAGGACAAAGCACGCACCGCCACTTGTCCAGCAACTTCTGGATGAAGAGCTCCGACACTCTCTACACAATTGGCAGAGCCGAAGGGCTTGCTGAGACTAGAGCTTCTCGGATGCCAGCCTTCTTCGAGACTGCAAACGTGAACCTACCTCAATATGCCTGATGAAAAAAGCCGATTATAAACAGCAGTTGTTAGAACTAATGACTGCTTATGTAGACCAATTAAATCTCAAACAACTTAAAACACTCATTGCTAAATATGCCTGACCAAATTACATTCTCTCCAGCTGATAAAGTCAATATCACAGTTGTCGAACAAGAGATCTGCCCAGATACTTTTGATGACAAACATCTGCCCTCTGATGTACACATTGTTGTGTACAGTGTGGGTGGTGAGACTTACTACGATGCCATCCGTGCTTACACCAAGGCTGACATCTTTGATGCTTACTACGACAAGTTAAAGGGCATTGGCACACTCCTAGAAATTAAATCTGGGTATGGTCACATCCGCCCTAACTTGTACGGCAAAATTAAACCCTGATTCATAAATAAAACTAATACGATGAACGATAATTATCCCGAGATGTCTGGGGTATACCAAATCACCCTTGACTCAACTAACCACAAATTGATTTACAAATCAATCAATAGAATCTCCCAAGAGATCAAGCAAGACTACGAATCAAACAATCCTTTTAGCTCACTGCAATCCTTGTTCTATACAGACAATGCAGAAGACACAGTCGATGAGCTCTATCTGAACACTATTGAGAACGTAGTCATTCACGATAACGACGACGGTAATACCATCGTTACTTTCCACTGGCACAGTGGCTCTGACTCGCTTGAAGAAATTGGCAGCTACTTTGCTAATCGCATTCAAGAAGAGTATGACCCAGATGGTGTTGTTGTTCTGCGTACCTACACAGAGCAAGAGGATGGTGACTACGGAATTTCTGTAGGCACACTCGTTGATGAAGACTACACAATTTCAGGAGACTACTATGCATAAAGCAGAACTGATTTGGATTACTCCTGAAGCTGAACCACTCATCAGCAAAATCGCTCGTGTATCTAATCCAGATAACCAAAACAACCCTGAGTATGAGAAGCTCCTTCGCTATCTAATCAAGCACAAACATTGGAGTCCATTCGAGATGAGCTCTATGTGTGTAGAGATTACGACTACTAGAGCAATCTCACCTCAGATCCTGAGGCACCGCAGCTTCTCCTTCCAAGAGTTCAGTCAAAGGTATGCAATCGCTAGTGAGATTGACATCCCAATGCTCCGCCGTCAAGACACCAAGAACAGGCAGAACTCTATCAACGATCTTGATAGTGCTCAGATTGCTGAGCTTACTGATCAAATCGATAAACACTTTGACGAAGCACTTGACCTCTACGATTCCCTCATCAAGCAGGGAGTTGCGAAGGAATGTGCTCGTGCAGTGCTACCACTAAATACTGTTACCAAGCTCTACATGTCTGGTACTATTCGCAGTTGGCTCCACTATTGCGACTTACGTTGTGATAACGGAACACAAATTGAGCATCGGCTTATTGCTGAATCAATTAAAGGTATCATTGAGGAGCAACTGCCAACAATTTACGCAGCAATGTTCTGCTAAATCCACATCTGTTTAAATCATTTCTTATGATAAAGACTGGTTATAAACAGCTGTATAAATGAACATTATTGCATCAACAATTGAAATCAAAAACATTATCGATGAGCCCATCGAAGCATTCGGATTAACTTACCGTGGTGCCAATGCTGTCATCCCTGCGGGTGGCAACAACAGTGAAGTAAGGCTTCGTCTCCTTTGCTACGACCGCTCTGGTCCAAAGCTAGACACCTTCCTGAACATGAAAGTTGGCAATCGTGTCCTTGCAACAGGCAGCATTATCTTCAGTGAAGACACTGCCAAACCCTTGGACGTCGTTGTTACTACTCTCGAAACAAACATTCCCCAAGATATGTACCTCAATCAGGTCGTTCTGGGTAACGCATTCTTTGCTACGAATGAAGTTAAAGACCGTAAGAACAATACGATTGCTACCAAAATTGGCACAACGCTAGATAATTCTTCTGTAACTACTTGGCTCTTTATGGAGACACATGATTCACGCCGAGAGAAACTCAATTCACGAATTCGTAAAGGTCGTCCAATCTGCGTACAGGGTTACATCCGAGAGTATCGGAAAGATTCTGACAGCAGCGATAGTCCGTACAGAGCAATCGTTGCTAACGACTTTTCCACTAGAAAAGACCGGGAACAAAGTGGTAACAATCCACAAACGAAGGGTACGGCGTCCGGATATACGGAGATCGACCCAACACCCGACTATTAAAATACCTCCGCACGGTGAATACTAATTTCCGTGTGCGAGGTCAAAATACATTAGAAAAAATTAGGGGCTATTTAGCCCTTTTTTAATGTCAAAAACTACCTCACATTACGACTAAATAAAGTCTAGACTTACATTGTCGTAAAAAATATTATACATGACAATGCAAGTTTTACCCCCTGAGCTTACCGAAATCAAAGACAAAGTCGAAACTCGGGAACCTCAACCATACTTCAAACCTAGTTCACTAAAAGATGGAGAGTCGGAAGAGTTCCGCCTCCTTGGATGTTACGAAACAGGACACGCAGTCACAGGCTGGCAGTACGCAGCAGAGAAGAGAACTGATAGCGGAGAACTCCGCTTCAACGGCTATGTCGTTACTCGCTCTCACCCTGGACAACCTGATGACATCGCACGTGAAACTGACTGGTCTAAACCAGATCGTCCAAAGATTGACGGCACCTTTGTTAAACCCCGCCGATTCCTGGCATGGGTTGCATCTTCAGCTGCACGTGGAAGGTTAGAAGTTCTATTCATTGAGCAGAAGTCTCTACGTGAGCAGCTCACTGAAGTCCTTCAAGAGATTGAAGACTACACCTGGACCGAAGAAGGTCTCGCCAACTTCAGCATCAAGATTACTCGTAAGGGTCAAGGTCTTGAGACTAGCTACAGCATCCTGCCTAAAATCCGCAAGGTATCTGAGAAGATTAAAACTGATTGGGAGTCTCAGAAAGACACCATCTGGTTGCCAAACTTCTTTGAAGGTAAGGATCCATTCGCTGGCAAACAAGTTGAAGAGAAAGGCTTACCTGCTGGCGGTACAGACAAACGTGGAAGCACCGTAATGCCTACCACTGCTACAAAAAAAGTACAAGAAGAAACTGAATTCTAATGTCCAACGTAAATACCGACGGGCTCCCGCCCGAAATGCAACAACGAATTGCACAAATAATCGAACAAGCTAAAGCAAATGCTATTACTCCAGCTCCTGCTCCTGTGCGCAATGGCGTACCTCAGCTTCAAGCTCCTGCACGCCCTCCTTCCCTGATGGACCACACTGTTGCTCTCCGTGAGGAAGTAGCAGCACTCCGTCAGCAGGTGGCTGCACTAGCTCAAGTATCTGATGCTGTAGGTCAAGCTGTAGGGCAGATCTACAATGCCTTCTTTCAAGAACAGCAGGCTGCAACTTATAGCTCAGCGTTCCAAGCGGAAAACGCTCAGGAACAGGTAGCTCAAGATGACTACTGAGCAACCGTATAGGATAACTACTGAACAAGGCTATAGAAAATATCTTTGTTCAGGTCTTTATCTCCCCTCTGTTACTACGATCTTATCGTCAACAGAGAGCGCCAAATCAAAACTAACACTCAAAAATTGGAACAAGAATAACCCTGGTGCTATGCAAGCAGCAGCTACTAGGGGTACTGCTATTCACCTTGGCTGTGAGAACTACTTACGTGGACTCAGCCCTGATGTTCCTGAAGAGTATCAAGATTTCTGGAAAGGGATGGATCAATACCTTGATTGGTTTGACGTCCTCCACTGGAGTGAACGACCACTCCGTCCCGACTGGAACCATCTACGCAGCGCCGATAAGGAAGTTGCATTCGTCTGGAGTACTGAACATAGGTACGCCGGATGTCCTGACCTCATTGGTGAGATCGGTGGTGTCAAAGTCATTGCTGACTTCAAGACAAGCAACGGTCCATACATGAACTCATTCCCTGACCGTGGGGATAAGCAAGGTTATGGAGGGTTCAGAAAGTTCCAGAAAACTGCGCAGCAAATGGCTGCCTATCGTCTAGCCCTAGCGGAACGTACTGGTTTCAAGTGTGACGTTGCTCTCATCATCGTCTCTACTGAAACTACTACTCAAGGTATCTTTATTGATTCAGATCAAATGGATATGTATGAAAGCAGGTTCCTTACTAGAGCAGAACACTTCCATCAAATGGATGAGCAGTATGAAAAACTAAATGCCACTAAAGAGTCGCAGGAGTGATAGTATTAATACGCTCGAATAAATAATAACTTATGACCAAATGACCACTATGAAATTACGCATTGCTGTTAATAAACGGTGTATTAACAAACAAAATCCACAAAAAGTAGCTAGCGGCTGGCTCAACGTAGAAGAAGATCTTGAATGGCTTCTCGGTTGGGTTAAGGCTGGCTACGGCTGGTGCTCAACACACTTTGTTGATCGGTATAGAAAGCAAGACAACGCTCGGGGTTCGAACCTCATCGTCATTGACATTGACGGTGACACGACTCTCGGGCGTTTCTGGCAGACAGATACTGCACGCAACTGGTGCGTTGCCACCTACACATCCTCTTCACACACCGAACAGGAACATCGCTTCCGTGCTTTGTTTCCTTTAGAGAGGATCCTTGACACCATCGGACAACACAAAGGTGCCTATTGGCTCATTGTCAATCGCCTGGCTGCTGACCTTGGTTTCGAATCCATCAAAGATAACTGTGGTCAAAAGCCAGAGAGACTTTGGTATGGATCAACAGAAGCAGAGATAACTCGCAATCCTGGAGCACTTGTTCCTAGCTTCTTACTTGATGACATCGACTACAACGAGCCCACAGAGTTCATTGCTTCCGATGTATCAGAGCTAGACATCAAACGCTGTCAGTGGCTTCTCAAGCACTTCATACGTCCGTCTGATGACGACGAGTATGAGTCTTACTTCTTACCAATCATGGCTGCTTGTGCAGGCGTTGGCTCAGTCATCTTTGACGACTGGGTTGATTGGGTTCTGCGTGGTCACCATGGCCACAAAGATGAGAACATCATGCCCTTCAAATGGAAAGGGCTAGGCAGATATGCAGGGCACACCACCCTGTACAGCTATGCCAAACGACAGGATCCTTACTGGACCCGACAGCTACCTGATCACCTGCGCTTTGGTGCTGTAGGTACTGCTGTTGGTTACAGCGAGGCTGACCCTGTAATGAACTTTGACGATGTAATCGTACACAACATAACTATTAGAAATGGAGAAACCATGCAAGACAATAATTTTCAACCTGAGCCTCTACCGGAGGTACCAGTAGAACCAAAAAAGCGCGGTCGCCCCAAGCGTGCCAACGATGACGCAGCTAAAGACAGAGAGGAAGACGTACGCAAAGTACGTGAAATCCTTACTGACCTGCGTAAGAATGAACTGACTGGGGCGATTGAATACACAGACAGCAGTGGCAAAACAGTTGCACTTCAAGGTAATGACCTTGATCTAATGACTGTCAAACTTGCCTGTGAGCACGGCACCTTCATCCCTGAAGCACGTGTAAGAACTGCTATCCAGTACGCAGCAGGTAAGAACTGCTACTGCCCTATCCGTCGATACCTAGATAACTGTGCAGCTCAAGCTCAGCCACACAGTGAATGGGATCGTATTGGTGAAATCTTCCTAGGTAATAAGCATCCAATTGCTACCACTGCTATGCAGCGAATGATGATTGGTGCTGTAGCTAGAGCGTATAACCCTGGATGTTCCATGTCCTGGCTACCCATTCTCGTGGGTGCACAGGGTGTAGGTAAGTCAATGTTCAGTCGAAACCTTGTACCTGACCTGCTGTTCTCGGAGGTAAGTACACCTCTAGACACACTGATGAAGGAGCAGTATCGACTTCACGTTGCTTGGTTACTTGAGTTACCTGAGATTGATAACTACTTCAACATCAGGAACATTGAGAACTTCAAGAACCTAGTTACCACAAGGATTGACGAGGTTCGTTACCCCTATGCATCACTGCCATCCAAACTGCCACGTCGGTTTGTGATGATCGGTACGACTAACAGGAACCAGTTCCTTGTCGATAGCACAGGTAACAGACGCTTCGTACCACTAGAGATTGGCACTGGCTTCCAAGTCCCTTGGAAACAGTTAGCCGAAGAACGTGACTCTATCTGGGCTGCTGCAGTTGCTGCTTACAGAGCAGACGCTACCTACGAATTCAACAGTGGTGAGATTGCTGCTATCGCTGACTACATCCAAGAGTTCGGTGACCCCGATCCTTGGGTTGAGAAAGTGATGTCCTACGTCTCTATCAGAGAAGAAGCATCAGCAGCTGAGATCCTTACCAATGCACTTGAGATTGATCCCAAGCAGCAGAGCCGTAGGGAATCACGTCGTATTGCAGATGTACTTCAGTCAATGGGCTGGCGTCGTGTAGTCACTACACGTAAGGATTCAGTTACTGGTAAATCTAAATCTGTTCGTCTATGGCTTCGTCCTAAAGATGATCCCATTGATGACACACACATCCTGGCAGATTTCTAGCCCACATTTTAACAATCATAAACCTAAAATATAACAAGGAGAAAACCTATAATGAAAAACGATCAAATCAAAATTGGGATGCGAGTGCGTATCCGTAAGAATGGATTAACTGCATTAGTTGTTAGTGATCCAGAAAGCTACACAGCTACCGCAAAACTTGTTCGAATTAAGTACGAATTCAGTACACGATACGAGCACATGATCAATCATCAGATTGACATCCTTCCAATGGAAGAGCAGTTCCCCCACTTCGGTGGGACGTTCACTCGACCTGAAGGTTTGTACTGATGAAGTATCGATTTACTTTTGATGTTGAAACACACCGGCTTCCTGCTAAATGGTTTCAACCAATACTTGATGAAGTACTAAATTCAAAAGAAAAAATATCTAACTGTACTTGGAAATTACTTAAGGAGGAAACAGATGGCAGAAGCACAGGGGAAGGGTAAGGCGGGACCACTAGGTCGCCGTCACTTACAACTATCCAACACTGCTGAGGAAGGTGAACTTTGTATTTATACGGGTCACTCAATGGGTAGATTCTCTGACAGCTCTATGCGGTACGACAGCCACCAGGCTTGTACTCGCTGCGTAGCAGGTGCCAGGGAAGGTCGCATCTCCCTCAACATCGATACCCTTATCAAGAAGAACAGAAAGAAAGCAATGAAGTTCTGGTCTCAAGTAGACATCAGTGGACCTGATAACTGCTGGAACTGGAACGGTTGTATCAACAATAGAACTAAGCAGCCACAGTTTGCTTGGCGTAGGCATCGTCTCAGTAGCTCCACTCAGCATCACCCTCAACGTGTTGCTATGTGGTTTAGCTGGGGAGACCTTGGCTACACAGGAGTCAAAACTACTTGTGGCAATCGCTACTGCTGTAATCCTTTCCATCTCATTCCACAAAACGTAGGTGTCTTCGTTGATGACACTACCTATCAAGAATCGTTTGACATGGCAATTGAGATTCACACTCTTAAGCAGAAAGTTCAAGAGTACTTAGTAGAGGAAATGATGCGAGAGCAGAGCCAAGTAATCAACAGTAACGAAGCACAAGTCAGAGACATGCTTGCTTTTACTGAATCAGCATTCGGAGATAGGTTCGAAGCTGTAGCTCAAGATCTTCTTAGAGGTAATCACATCTCGCAGACTGAGCCTAACGACCCAAGTATGTTCCAGAAGCCTGTCGATAATGATGAGGATGAGGATGACGAAGGCTCTGACTTCTAACCCCACTAAAATATTATTTAACACTTATTATTAATAAAGAGTCATTTACCATGTCAAGAAGAAAAGATCTACTAGCCCAGCTACTTCAATCAGAAAAGTTTGGCGAAGAGAAAACAAATGAGCAAAAGTTCCTTGCTGCTACAGCAGAGCTTATCCTCACTGACCTAATCAACATTGCTATCAATGGGGTCATCGCTAACGGAGCTGGTGTATTAGTCATCAATCTTCAGAACGACAGCACAACCTTTATGTCTGGCTTCGATTTAGAAGCTGACTTAGATCAAGCAGAGCGTACTGAAGACGAAGAGATTATTACTTTCCTGCGTGGTTTGCTGAAAGAAATTGATGACAATGACTGGGAAACAAACGTACTAATTTCAATAATCTCAGATGCTGGAACAAGAACATTTAGTCTCGAAGCAGGAAGGAGCCAAGAGAGCCTTAGAGAGGTCACAGAAAAACATTCAGGATAAGCTTGGATCTGAGGGACTTAAGTTACCTCTGTATCCCACACCACAGCTCATTGAACGAGCACGTCAGGTGATGGGATCCATTGACTTTGACCCTACCTCTGACCCTGTTCAGCAAGTGCTAGTCAATGCAACTGCTGTGCCTTCTTCCGAAGTCAATCCACTACAAGAACACTGGAGCGGGAATGTATGGGTATCACCTAAGGGTGCTGTCCGTAACTCACGACTCTGGTTAAACAAAACGATTAATGAGTATCGCAATGGATACATTAAAAGCTTTGTGTTCTTCACCAGTGCTTCTGAAATCATGCGAGCTTCCCCAGTCATCTGGGACTACCCCGTATGTATCCCTTTCAAAAGAGTGAAGCAACTACGTGCAACCCCAAAAGGGTTTGAAAAAATTTGCCCAAGCACATGGAACGTAATTGTATACGGACCACCTACTGATGGAACTCTTTCATCGGTAGATAAAGTGAGCCTCTTCCATAGTGTCTTTCGTGACATCGGTAGAATTATCTACAGCGAATATGCTGGTGATGATTGGGCTAAAGACCTTGAGTATTTTGAAGACAATCGGAGCGACATGGAATGAGCAAACATCTATCCAAAGATCTATTTTATAACTTACCTTCGGGCGCACAGGTACACCCCTGCCGATTAATACAGAGAGACGGCACCTTGATGTGGAAGCACGCACTGCTTAACCTCAACACCGTCACCATGCCTAAGTCGCAAGCAGTCGAAGCACACATTGTTAAGACAGCTCAGCGTCTCGAAGAGCTAAACAAATGGATCAGTATGGATCTTGAACCTTGGCAATGCTTCAATGTAAACGCATGGCTAAAAAATGATAATTCTGAATTATGTGAAGGTATCAGTGTATACTTCCAACATTTAACATTTGATAATAATTATGTAAAAGAAAAGCTTACCCCACATGTCCGAGAGTTTGAAACTCTAGAGGAACGAGGCAAGCATCTTTTCTTCAAACGGTGTTGATGAGGACCTTCGGTCCTCTATTTTACCTAGTGGTNANCTTAGTTTGTCAATCAGTTTATTCAAATACCAGCGTGCCTTCTCGGCATCCTGCTTTGGATTTCCTTTGTGCCATAACCTAAGCAGATACTTAAGTGTCTGACCCAGATAGAAAGCTGAAGTTGTTGAGGGTGCTTTATCAATTGCATCTTCAATGACTTCAATTGCTTCTACCCTACCGTGCGTGTAATGCTTGGGGCTGTTGACTACATCAACCCCATAGTTTGTCGTGTCGTCTGTGTCTCTAAAGACTTTGAATTTATGATTTTTAAACTCATAGATATCACCTCCCTCTTTATTGAAAAAGTCGTCAAACGATGAAAAATTATCGTACATGTCGCGAATGTATTAGTACCTTCCTATCATAGAAATAACAAAAGAATAATGTGACATAATGCCTAGTCCAGAAGGTGATCCCACCTACATCAAAAACAAAGAATACTTTTTTATGGAAGTAGCACTTACTGTTGCTAAAGCTTCCACACACCCCAAACATCCAGGCGGATGTATTATCGTCAGGGATAAAGAGATTGTTGGTGATGGACGAAGTCTGCTTACAAGTTCCGGTGTCGAAATCGATCCGTTGTCTTACGCAGTTGGTACTGCCGCTAAACGTGGCACACCGTTAATCGGTGGTGTTGTTTATACAACACGCTACCCCTTCGCTCACGCAGTCTTCCAAGCGTACCTATTAGGTATACGCAAGATCGTTGTGCTTGCCCACGAATGGGAACCGTTCTACAAAGATGAGTTCCGACGTGCTGCACGACTAGCTCGAGAGTTATCAATAGCTGTCGAGCCTGTCTATCCCGAGAAAGACCCACGACTACAACAAACTACATTGCCTGTGACAGATAAGGATCTCATTGATCCAAACTTACTTGTTAAAGATGAGTTCTTCTCACCTGATAAGTATGACGCTAAATCCAACAAAGAAATCTACGATGACTAATTTACTATTTGACCTAGAGACCACTGGCTTACTTCGCCAAGGAGCTCGAATCCACTGCGTTGTCATGCGTGACATTGATGATGCAGAAATGCCAATCGTGTTTGACCATAAGCCAGAGCGAGCAATCGATCAGGGCATCTATGAGTTAGAACAAGCTGACTCACTGATTGGTCACAACATAATTAACTATGACGTGCCTCTCATAAAAGAGCAGTACCCAAACTTCAAACCTAAGGGGCAGCTCATTGACACACTTGTCTTGAGCCGTATCTACTATCCAAACATCTCTGAACGTGACTACCAACGTCGCCCATCAGGTATGCCACAACGTCTGTATGGACGTCACTCACTTGAAGCGTGGGGTCACAGACTCCGCTGCTTTAAAGGGGACTTTGGCAAACACCAAGGTGCTTGGGAGACGTACACACCAGAGATGCTGGATTACTGCATCCAAGATACCGAAGTCACACTGAAGCTCTATGAGCTGATGCTCCGTCGTATGGCGGAAAACCCTTCCTAATTCACACTACTTACACAACTATGCCTAAAGCAATTACAGTCGAAGATTACAAAGAAGTCTCCAAAGAGTTCTTTGACAAGTACAATTTTGTTGCCGAGCAATTACCCGATGGTGCTCGTGCCGAAGACATCATCAAGATTATGCAAAACCTTGCTGGTCTTGTTACTAAACAGCGTGCGGAATCTCGCATTGCTGGAATCGGATTTTTAAAAGAGGATATTACTGATGACGACAATGCCTGATTATGTTGAACTTGAAATGTGTATCGCTGACCTTATGGCTCAGCAAGAAGCTAGTGGCTTCCGCTTTGATAAAGAAGCAGCACAACGAGTACTCAACGAACTAACTGACGAAGCAAACGCCCTTGAGGGTCAGATTCGAGCTCGCTATCTCTATGTACCTGGCAAAGTCTTCACCCCTAAACGTGCAGACAAGAAGAAGGGCTACGTCGCGGGAGCCCCCATGACACGCCTCACTGAATTCAATCCAACGAGTAGGCAGCACATTGCCTGGGCTCTGCAAACCTTTCGTCAAGCTCGCTTCCTCAAAGTCACTGACACAGGTAAGCCCAAGGTTGACGAAGCCACTCTCTCTGAGATGAGTGACCTTGCACTACAGCAAGGCAACGAGCTCCTCAAAGAAGAATGCGACATGTTTATCCGCCTGCTTACTCTCCAGAAGTGGATGGGTCAGCTGTCCGAAGGCACTAACTCTTGGTTCAATACGGTTGAAGAAGACAGTTGTATTCATCACAGCTGCACTTTGTCTACACAAACTGGTAGAAATGCTCACCGTGGTCCCAACTTGGGGCAAGTCGTTTCTGCACCATGGGCACGTCAGCTATTTGTTCCACACCCTGGAATGTTGATGGTGGGTTGTGACCTTGAGCAGCTCGAACTTCGGGCACTTGGGCACTACCTCGCCAAGTTTGATGAAGGTGCCTATGCACACGTCTTACTTAACGGCGATATCCACCAGCAGAACGCTGATCGTGTGGGATGTTCAAGGTCTGAGGTCAAAACCCTCACCTATGCCTTCATCTATGGGGCCGGCTTACTTAAGCTGGGTCACAGCCTGCGTCCAGAGCTCTCTGACGCTGCCAAAAAGCAACTTGGCGGCGAGCTTAAGCGTAAGTTTCTAGACGCCATACCGGGGCTTGAGCCCCTCATTGAGGCGGTGCGTATGAAGGTCAGATCTACTGGAGGTCTGCGTGGTCTTGATGGACGCCCTATCCCTTGTGATGGCGAACATAAGAGTCTCAACTTCCTGCTTCAATCAGCAGGTGCAATTTTATCTAAGCGCTGGTGTGCTGTAGGACAGGGGCTTCTCGACGAAGCAGGTCTTACATACAACCGTGACTACACACGCTGTGCCTACGTGCATGATGAACAGCAGTTTTCTGTAGTGGAATCAGAAGCAGAGAGAGTACGTGACTTAATTGTCAAAGCAGCCCCCATGGCTGGTGACTATTACAACTTCCGTGTTCCTATTACTGCAGCAGGCGATATAGGTAAGTCATGGGCTGATACCCATTAACCCATCTCTTGAGGGGTTGCATTGTTTAAAGAATGAATGATATTCATAAGCATCTGACCAGCTGAACCACCCGTAGCACCTATAGCTGATCCCAGAACTGCCCCAGCACGACGTTTACCACCAGGTGTCGCCTTCTCATAAGAGAACTTATTATCAGCCATTTGCATCATGGCTCCTCGCATACCTTCACCTGCACTTGTAGGCAGCATGTATCCCAATGCAGCTCCAACAGATCCACCTACAGCAGCACTTGAAGCCGAATTACCTATGTATCCACCGTAATTACTATCTTCACCTTGAGCCACATTAATTATTGATGGAAGAATTGATTTAGGTACGCCAATTCCTGCACCAATTATTCCTCCTCCAACAAGGCCAGCACCAGCTACTCCTAGAGCATTACCTATGTGATTGCGGCGACTATCGGATTGTTCTCTTAAATGTGCAGATGACATTGTATTATTTGAATTATTACTTATAGTTTACCTAATTAACAACCACGCCACTTTTCTGTGGGGAAGTCCCTGCTACAATATAAATACGTTCATCTCCTCACATAGGAGACGCAAGTACCGCATGAATGGCGGGAAGGAACGGGAAACTTACACATCATCATGGAGTTTCCAATGACAAAAATTCAAGCGAAAGCTATCGAAAACGCACGTCGTGAATTCGATCGTGCACAAAATGAACTACGAGTTCACCGTCTCTCAGAGACTGCTTACCGAGGTGTTCCTACTATTCAGGAACGTAAAGAAGCAGCAGAGGTTCACGGAACCTTTATTTACCGAGGTCGTACTTACGTTAAGTAATGACTTCAAAACTAACTCCTCACATTGGGGAGTTTTCTATTCTATAATTATTAAAGCGATAAGTATTAATCGCTATCTATAAAGTTACATTTAATCACATGAAATCTATTATTGCTATTGCAGCTTTGTCTGCACTGTCTGCCCCTGCCTTTGCGGGTCCTTACGCCAACGTCGAGAACAATGCTGGTTGGGTTGGCAACCAGTTTGAAGGTGCTGTCACTGAAGTCCACGCTGGATATGAGTTTGAAGCAGGCGAAGACGCCACCATCTATGTACAGGCAGGTCCTGCTTTCTTGTCTATCGAAGACGAAGATCTGAGCACCGAAGTGTCTGGCAAAGTCGGCATCTCTGCCGCTGTCTCCGAGTCATTTGAAGTCTATGGTGAAGTCGCCTTCATCACTGCTGATCAAGAACTTGACTTCGATACCCTCGGTTTGGGTACCAAGGTGGGTGCTACCTACCGCTTCTGATAAGTAACCATTGCCCCTCCTTCGGAGGGGTATTTTTTTGTTATTTATACCCCACGCTGGCTAGGTTTCCTTGCTAGTATTAATAAGTGGAAGGAAACTTCCCGTTTGGTCATAAGTCCTTAAGTGGATACAATTGTGTAATGTGGATATAACCCTGGAGCTGGTCCCTTCAGGGTTTTTCTTTGTCTACCTCGCGTTATAATATTATCCTTGCTATATTTAATTAGTAACCAAAAGGTTACATTTGTGGGGTGATAGTCGTTAGTTCAAGTGTAGGTTACTTGTTATAAACACATAGACAAAAGGCCCTCCTTCGGAGGGCTTTTTTAGTGTTATTCGACAGGTGATACTCCTGAGATTTTAGTAGGTCTCAACGATTCACTCCGTCTCTTTTCAACACCTTCCTTACGAAGACGTGCCTGTTGTGTCTGAATGCCTGGCGTGAAGTCACCCAAGTAATCACCACTGCGTGCGAACTGATCTGTCGTGTTAGGACGCTGATTCATCTGAGCAATACGTTGCCCAGCAAAGCGACGTGTCCTGCTTGCTGCTCGTGCTGCCTGAGGGTATCCACTGCGGTTGTAATCGCTGCGGTCTCTCTTAGATAATCTACGTCGATCAATCGGTTTATTTCTTAAAGGCGCTGCCACTTGTTTTTCCTCGTTACTTCTTTATTTTATCAATCAAAGTAACCTTCTTTTGCTTTGACACATCCGTCACAGATTAGTTTGTCTAGAAAGTCAGAGTCAGCGGTGCTTATGTCTACGTCGTTATCGTATAGCCATTGCCATGCAGAGTAATACTCCTCTAAAGAGTCAGGAGCTTTAGACCCAAAAGCTAGGCTCTTTGCCTGCTTTGTATTCATCGGATTCCTACTTCTGTATTCAACTTCTGTACTGCCGTTGCAATAGGTGCAACTGTAGTCATAACGTTGCGTAGAATTTCCTTGTCATGTGTAGCTGTGAAAGCTTCAAGCTTCTCTACCTTTTCTACAAGTGCTTTATATTCAACGTCGTGTGCACCACTCGTGTGTGCAGTAAACTTCATGCTGATAAGCAAGGACAATACTGATCCAAGAATTGCGTATTCCATTTCTGTGTAATTAACTATCTGTATTCTAGAAACTTATTTATTGAAAGGTGAGCCCATCATCTTCAAGGTCATCTGCTTCCCACCCCTCGTCTTCAATACTATCGGGCAGTGCATCTAATCCATCTACATTTAACTCAAGTAAAGTAACAAAGGTTTCTTCACTAATGATTTCAGGCAAGCCTGTTTGATGCTCATCAATCTTGAACATGATGCCGTTAGCCATCAACGTCTGCTGAACACCGTTCTTCTGCTCCATGCGGGACTTAAGCAGCCGCAAGGCAGTTCTTTCCAATGCGTTGCGACTCATCCTTGATACTTCGTATCTCGCTCTTTGGAGAGCAAACCGTTGCTCTATCGTCAATTGTTCTGTCATCTAACTCTACCTCATGTTCATCTAGTTGTTTGTTTGTCACCCATTCTTCAATAAGTTCTTCGGCAATCTTGTTGTAAAATGTTTGCCTTTGATACCAGGTTAGCCAATTTTCGCTGCCTTTGTCGTGGTTACATGTCAGGCAAGCAGGCAATAGATTAGATCTCAGGTTAGACCCTCCTCTGCTTTTAGGTCTCAAGTGATCAATTGTTGTCGCTCGTCGGCACCTGCAGTATGCACAGAGTCCGCCAAAAGCGTATTTAATTGATTGTCGGAATTGTTTCCTAGCACTGTTCTTTGTGATGCATTGTAGGCTGAACATTAGTTCATGCCAATCCTCAGAATATCCCATAGTTGTTAGTAGGCAACTGCCTTTACTCTACTTAAACTATGACTCTAATGTTAATTATAGGGTGTACATTTCTTGTCTACAAGTTTATCCATCTTGTCTTCAATTCTCATAAGGTGAGTCTCCATCCGTTCCATAGCGATTGAGAAGTCAGCTTTTGAAGTAAACGACTCAACTAATTTAAGTTCGAGTCTGTCCACTTTTGAATCTAGGTGTGTAACACGGGTATTTACTTTATTAAAAAGCACAGCTGTGCCAGTAACTAAGGCTATTACAACTGGAACAATGGCTTCAATCATCTTTCTGTAAATGCTTATAAGAAGTAGAGATGGACCAGTCGTCTTCACCAAACGTACCCTCTTCTGAAATTGTCCAGAGGTCGTCATTAGTTGGCAGCGGGTAATGCCACTCTTCTTCTGCCTGGTCAAGCTTATGCGGAAGGGTGGCGTAGAATTTCTTCGTTTGTATGTATCTTTGGGCGCGTTCGTAGTCTGAACGAGTATCGAATCGCCATATCCACTTCCCATCGTCTGGGATGTTTAGATCTTTTTTCCTGGCTTTACTGACTTAAGAGCAGAAAGCACAAGCTGAATAACACTGTTGGATTTCAGTGGAGTTAATGCAATAATTTCACTAGCAGCAGCCACCACAATCCAGAAGATTGCAGATTCTAAAATAGCCATTTGTTTCTATAGAAGTTATCTTTATTTTAACAAGCTACCAAACTACACTTAACTACCCCATTTCCTAGCCTTTATTATTTAAATGCTTGTCTACCTATAAGGAATTAATTTTGAAAGGGTTAGGGGAGAACGTAGTTAGCGTAGTTTCTGTAGTTCTTGCTCAATATCTTCAAGATAAATGTCGCCATAGTCCCCTGTTTGTCCTTGACATTTGTGACCAACAATTGCCATAGCAATGCTGTACTCGACCCCTGCTTTCCTCATACGACTGATGAACATGTGGCGAATACCGTGGGCTGATGTGCCGGTTGCAGTCTTTAGTTTGCGACTAAAGTTATCACCAGCACGAGGGTTGTCGGTGAACTCAAAGTGTTTCACGTAGGGTACGAACTCAGGATGAATTGGAACCATCCGTCTGCTGTACTGATTCTTTAGACCACGTATGTAATTCGGTTCAATATTTATGTATGGAACATCAGTCTCAACGACAAAATCAGATGGTAACAAGCAGGCTAATTCATTCACCCTGAACCCGTGATACCAGAGACCCATAAACAAAGGGTCATCGTGGAAGTCTGAAAATGAATCAAAATTCTTTGGAGCATATTTCTTGAGGTTGTACTCCAACCTGCTGCCCATCTTTGACCAAGGATTAAACGGAGGGATTACTCCTTTTTCAATACCGATGTTCCACATGGAACTCAGGTAACCCAACCGTGTTTTCAACGTTGACTGTGCCCATATTTTCAAAGACTCTCTGTAGTACAAATCTGCTATTGCACTAGTGATTGCTTGGACTGGTTGATCGGCAATACGTCGTGCGGTGATTTCCCACATCCGATACGTACTAGGACAAATGTTCGCGTACGGAGCTGAGAAGTCCCGTAGTTTGCTGACAGTCAACATGGTGAAATATAAGTAACGCCAATACCTGTCTACCCATAACCATCAGCATTCGTGGGGTTGCCAGAATGTCTGAACTCCCGTAGGTTAGGGAGTCGCCTATGCGGGCGTAGTTTAGTGGTAACTACTCAGTATTGACGCGGGTTCTCAGTATATCAGGCTCTGTTCAATACACCCGTCTGGTAGCGAGACTTCTTTCTGCGGTTTGCCCATCAACCGTTACTGAACACAGCAAGCGATAGAAGCCTGTTTCAGTAAATGTGTAGTAAATATCAGGCAGATTGCGATCTGTGTTGTAGTCCCTTGGTTTAAAACCAGGTGCTGGTTGCCAGTAAGGGGTACCTATTCTCATTATTTGTAGTACTGCTGTGGCTGCACCTCGCGAAAAATTAACAGGAATCATTTTAATTTGATTGCCTACTTTAAAATCGTTACCAGAAGCTGACCATTCACCACTATCAGTTACTACTATTTGTTCAACAACATCGTAAGTAGTACTAACGCTGTTGATGTTGTAAACCTCACCATTTTCGTCAGGAACTTTAAGGCGATGCTGCATTTGTAGCCTTACTTGTGCACCAATCGGTACCTCTTCAGGTATTTCGAATGTTATGGGCTCATTCCCTCCGCGAACTTCAAGATCTACCCAAGATGTTACGAATTCCGAAAAGGGATCACTAGGAGATCTTCTTGCTTGCAGTCTTATACGTTCTTTCCACAAGTCATCTTCTGCCGGATCACCTCCAGTATACTTACCGGTAAAACCATTTACTAATTTGCCAGCATAAATAGGCAGTGATGCACTAACAATCCATGGTGAGTTTTCTTTTTTCCAAGGGTCGAAGATCTCTGGTGGATCTGGCTCACCTTCTGGAGTTTCTGGATAACCGTNATACCTAACGACATACCCATCTCTTACAGNNAAATCAATATCAATGTATTCTGTCGTCTCCTTTCTAGTAACGGCTAGTAAGCTTTTACATACNAGAATTCTGCGGATATCTTTATAGTCTGAAAAAAGTAACTGCCCATTGTAGTATTCAATAGTAACTGCCATTGCTGGCGAAGTTCCATCAATGTAAAACTGATCATCTCCGTAATCAACACGAGAGCATGTTTCATATTTAATATCACCATTATGCCACCAGCGATCAACCTTCCATGAATAACCTTTGTACTCTGGCTCTACAAATATAAACCGACCAACTTGATTTTCAGGATCAGGTTCGGGCACAACATCTGGTTGTGTGATGTCTAGGTAGTTACCGTTGTTGTACTTACTCCCATTCTCATCTAAAGCACGAGACTCGATGTGGACTTTGGTTGCCGTTGTGTCAGCAGGAAGAGTAATAGTTCTTAGAACACTCTCATTAGGTTGATCAATAAAGCTGCCTTGAACTTGCCATTGTCCGTTACCATCGTTTTCTTCTGGAAAGAATAACTTATGGCGATACATGTATGTAACTGGTTCTATACCACCACTCCAGGTACCAGTCATGAATTCAAGTGTATCCCCTGGACTAGCAAGGGTATTTTCTAGAAAGTAAGGCTGTATATCTCTTACAATTGTCGATGCAAAATTAATCTCACTGAACCTTCGTACAGCAAGTTTGTTCTCTACTTCTTTCCAGCCATCAATTTTAATAGTAGACATAGCTCAAGTCAGTGGGTATGTAATAGAACCGTCAGCTGCGATTTCACGCTTGCGGATGTAACCAGCAACGTCTGTTGTTAGCTC